GTTGTAAACATCTTTTCAATAAAACTAAATGAAGATAAACTAATCATAAATAAATCATAAATACTAGCAGATTCACTCAATCTATTTAAATTATATGTAATTTCTAAATCATTATACTCATCATATAAACTTTTTAGTTTTTTTATTTCTTCATTCATTTTTAACATAGTATTTTTCTTCTTAATATTATCTTTTTTAGCAAAAAAACCAATACCACTTGCTTTTAAATACTCTTTATAAATTTTTTGACGATTAGCTTCTTCTTTATCAAGTTCTTTTTTCTTACTCATAAAATTAGTCTTAGCACTATCTTTTTCTTTATATCTTTTTAGTAAATCCTCAATTATAAATTCATAGTTATAATATTTTTTTAGTTCATTTAAAGTTAGATATAGACCCATAGTTGCATTATTATAGCTATTTTTACCATATTCATCTAATAAATCATAATTTGTTGTAAATGTATTAAAGTTCTTACTACGAGCAGCACTATCTTCTAAATAGGCCCCTATTTTTAATTTATCATCAAGAAATATTTTAGTATTATAATATTCATCTTTAGCCATAGTACTACCAATACTATTTCTTAAAGATTTATATTTATAAAAAACATCTGAAGAATTAATCTCATTTTTTTCAAATGATGAGAACTATAGTAATATAACTATTAAAGAAAAATATGAAAAGTATCCTGAAATAAAATATCCTATGATAACTATTGAAGAAATAGCTAACGAGGAAGATAATAAATATACAGACGATAGTGGCGAAAACATTAGTTATGTTGCTTATCAAATAGAAATAAGTGCTAAACAAGGTAGTGTTCTTACTGCTAGAGAAAATGTACAAAACATAAGAGATAAAGTTGATTCTCTTATGAAAAATGACACTTATAGGTGTTTAAGAAGAATTACAAGTTCACGAATAACACCTATGAAAAGTGATAACAATATTATGGTTGGTTATCTAAGATATGACTGCAATATTGATATAAAAAAGAATATCATTTATAGGAGGTATTAAAATGGAAAAAATGAAGTTAGATATTCAAAGATTTGCTATTGATTTATCTACTGCTGGAGTACAATTATGGTATGCAGTTGAAACAACTGCTGGTACAAGACCTACTACTGGTTATACTAGAATTTTCGGTGTTAAGTCAACACCAAGTTTAAATGCTGCACCAGATACTCTTGAAACTACAACTTTAGATGAGTTAGAGTACAAGACTTATATCGATGGTCTTAAAGATTTAGGAGGTGCATTAGAGTTTACATTCAACTTAACGGAAGAGTTAATTACTGAATGGGACGCTCTAATGACAGCATATACCGCTGGAAAAGCCGCTGGAAAAGCAACTTGGTTTACAATAGTTGTTCCAGGTTTAACTCAATCATTCTACTTCACTGGAAATCCAAGTAGCATGGGACTACCTGAAACATCAGTAAATGCTGTACTTGAAATTACAAACTATATTACACCAACAAATGCTCCAGAGAAATATGCTAAACCAAAAAGCGATTAAAATTAATTGAGAAAAGGAAGTGTGGAATATGAATACAACAATCAATCTAACATATAATGGAGAAAAATATACTTTAGAGTACGATAGATCTACTGTAAAGTTATTAGAAAACGCAGGTTTCGTTTTAGAGGAATTCTTACGTAAACCAGCAAATAATATTGAATTAGTTTTTAGTGGGGCTTTTGTAAAACACCATAGAAGTTTATCTCAAAATACTATTGACGAAATCTATAGTAAAGTAAAAGACAAAACAGGTCTAATACAAGCTCTACAAAAAATGATACAAGATACTTACGAATCTCTTTTAGACGATCCAAAAGATGGTGAAGAGGGAAACGTAACTTGGGAAGTAATAGACTTGTCACCAAAGAAAAGTCAGAAGTAGAGTTTACTTCTCTTACAAAGATATTTGAAGAATTGTGTCCTATATTCATGTCTTACGGCATGAGTTATGATGAATATTGGCATAGCTCACCATATCGTGCAAGATTCTATTTACAGGCACATAAACAAAAAATAAAACAAAAAGACGAAGAAATGTGGATGCAGGGCATGTATATATACGAGGCACTTTGTGATGTATCTCCTATATTACATGCTTTTTCTAAAAATGGAACAAAACCTCTACAATATTCTAATAGCCCATATTTGTCAAAAGTTTCCGAATTGCAAACTAAACAAGAAAAAGAGCAAGAAAAGAAAAATGCAGAACTAGTTGCAAGGGTATACTTTGAAAATTGGGCAAGAAATACGAAAAAACATTTTGAGAAAAAGTAGGAGGTGAAACATGAATACCTCTATGGATAGTTTATCAATCGAGATCGAAAGTGTTGCGAAAGACTCGAACAGTGCTGTCGATTTGTTGATAACTAAACTAGATAAATTAAGAACAAGTTTACAGAATGTATTAAAGGAATCCGATAAGTTTTCAAGTTTAAAAAATAATATATCTAGTGCTGCCAAAAGTACAACAAATAGAGTTAGTACTAAAGCGACATCTACATCTAACGATTACGGTTCTTATCACGAGCAGTTGTATAAACTTGGTATTGGTGATCTAGGTGATTCCAATTATGCTAAGTTGAAAAGTACTGTACAAACAACTAATAGTGAAATATCTAAGTTTGTTACTAAGAATAATGAAGTTGTTAGTGTTGCAAAAACAACTAAAAACGGTGTAGACAATGTTAAAGTTTCTGTTAAAACATTAGGTGACGCTTCTAAAAATACGACAAATTTATGGGGTTCTTTAGCCAATGGATTTACCAAGAGTGTTGCGAAAATATCAGCAGTATATCTTGGTTTAAGAAAATTAGCAAGTGTTCTTTCAACCTCTGTAAAAGAAGCAGCTAATTATGAAGAATCTTTAAACCTATTTAGTGTTACACTTGGCGATAGAGCAGAAGAGGCTAATGCGTGGGTTGAGAAATTTAGTAATGCCTTATATCTTGATCCTGCTAATGTAAGACAATATATGGGTTCTTTTAATTCATTGATAACAGGTTTAGGTGTAGGTTCGGATAAAGCATATATAATGAGTCAAAATCTAACACAATTAACATACGACCTAGCAAGTTTTAAAAACTTGGATATTGATACCGCATTCAGAAAATTACAATCTGCAACCTCTGGAGAAATTGAACCTTTAAGAAATGTCGGTATTGCATTAAGTGAAGCTACTTTGCAAGAATTGGCATTGTCAATGGGAATTAACAAGAATGTTGCTGATATGAATGAAGCAGAAAAAGCACAATTAAGATATATTCAAATCTTGAAATCGTCAACGGAGTGGCAAGGCGATATGGGTGCTACATTGGTAACACCTGCAAATGCTTTAAGAATTTTGAGGCAACAATTTACATTACTATCAAGAGCAATAGGTAGTGTATTCATACCTATTCTTATGAAACTTGTACCTTATGTAATGGTAATTACACAAGCATTAACTAAGTTAGCTAATAAAATAGCACTTATATTCGGTTATAAGATACAAGACGTCGATTATAACCGTATGGCGAAAGGTATAGGTGGAATAGGAGATAACGTCCGAGATTTAGGTGATAACGCTAGTTCTACTGCTAAAAAACTAAATACTATGTTAGCACCATTCGATGACTTGAATGTTGTACAGAACCAAACAGCAGGAGCTGGATTTGGAGCAGGTTTAGGAGGTTCATCAGATGATCTAGGTGCAATGATAGATGGATACGATGCTCTTGCGAAATTAAACGATGGCTTCCAAAAAGGTATGCTTAATGCCGAGAAAACTCTTAAAAGAATATTACCAGTTGTAACAGCAATAGGAGCCGCTTTCTTAACCTGGAAAATATCAAAAAAGTTATTATCTTCTTTAAAAACATTACAAAGTCTTACACCAAAGAATTTATCTTTTTCAGTATCAATACTTGGTGTTGCTAATTTCTTAGCAGACTTCGATAGATTTAGAAAATATTTAGAAGATATACTTGATAATGGAGCAACATTCACCAATGTTGTTGGACTTCTTTCTGAGTTCACTGGTGGTATAGGTGATGTATTTACTATACTAGGAAGAACTAAACTAGGTGGTGCATTAAAAGTAGTACAAGGTATAGGAGAAATTACTTCTGCTATTTCCGATATCGCCAATAACGGAATAAATTGGAGCAATGTAACTACTACAATTCGTGGCTTAACGAATGTTGCAATAGGTATTGCACTATTTACTGATAATATAGAATTAGCTGGTGCTATGACTGCAATACAAGGCTTTACTTCTATCATAGAAGAATTACATAAAAATTGGGATGCGATTAAAAAAGGTGATTGGAGTGGTGTTGATAAAGCAACTTTACTAATAGGTGCTTTACAAGTATTAGGTGGTGTATTGGTAGCATTTGATGCTTTCAATAAGTTAAAGAAAACTACTACAATAGCAGATTCACCAGCCACTATGAGTGAATTATCAACAACCACAAGTAAATTAACACCTGCATTAACAAGCCTTGCTAAAAATTTAGGATTAGGTATATTGATTATGGGAGAAGTAACCGCAGCTGCCGTACTATTTGTAGGTGCGATATGGTTACTAGGAAAAGAATTAGAACAAGTAGGAATTGCATGGCAACCAGTATTAAATAATGGTAGTAACATTGCTCAAGCAATAGGTATGGGAACAGGACTATTAATGGCAATAGGTGGAGCTACTGCACTATTAGGTATGGCTACCGTAGCAAGTGGTGGAACATTACCAATAGCGATAGGTTTAGGAACTGCTATGCTGGTAGCAATGAGTTCCGCGACAGCAGTATTTATCGGACAAGTAGCACGAATTGCAAAACAAATCAATAATCAGTTAGCACCACAATTAAGTTTAATGAATCAAAATGCACCTACGATAACAACAGGTTTGAATAACTACACAAGTTTCTTGAAGAAATTTGCTACAATCATATACAATACAACAAAACTAAGTGTGTTATCTTCATTTGCTTCATTTATAACTACGATAGTAGGTTGGTTCTCAGGTGATCCGATTAAAAAGTTTGCTAAGGACGTAAGCAAGACATATACACAAACTCGTGATTTGAATGAAAAATTACGTACTGCAAACCCAGAATTAGCAAATGCTATAACACTAGTATCTGAGTATATAAACCTTGTTAAAACATTAGATAGAGTAGTAGGTAACAATAAGGTATCTAATATATCTGGAAATATGTTTATTAACATGAAAGATGCTGGTAAAAAATTAGTAACAGGTTTTGCTGATGGTATTAATTCACAAAAGAGTAGTTTAACAAATGCTGTAAATAGCATATACAATGCTATAAATACTAATAGAGCATGGCAAGTTGGGTATAATTTTGGTAGAAACATTGGAAACGGAATTAATAATGGTATAAAGAATACATTAAACTCAACAATAAAGTTATTAAATAAATCTGGGTCAGTTAGTAATCAATATACGATAAGAGCATATGCTGCTGGTGGTTATCCAGAAACTGGAGAATTTTTCGTAGCAAATGAAAATGGACCTGAAATGGTAGGTAAAATTGGTAATCGTTCTGCTGTTGCTAACAACGATCAAATAGAAACATCATTAACAAATGCTTTAATCACTGCACTTAATAATTATGACTTTGGTGGTGGAAATAGTCCAACAACAATTTACATAGGCAATAAGAAAGTGTATGAAGGTTATGGAGATTATGTTAATGGTGAAAACGATAGATACGGTACTAATACAATAAGAATTTAGGAGGGATAATAATGGCTTTTAATGGTTATTATATGAAAATAAATGGGTGCACATTTCAAAACCCTAGTCTTAAAAGGGAAGGCTTTAAGTACGCACCTAGACTTATAGAAGTCGCAGATGCTACTACAACAGCAAGTGGTGAGTTATCAGTAAAGGTATTACCACATGTAAGAAAGAAAATATGGTGTTCATTCCCTCCTATGACACCACAACAATTTAGAACATATTGGAACGCTCTAAGAGGGAATGAAGCTGGTCCTACAATGTATCTATCAGTGGAAGTTTACAACGATGCCACAGATAGTTATGAAACAGACACATTTTACCATACAGATTTAGAATATAAGCCAATAATCTATGAGGGTAGGAGAATGATCCAAATAGAAGATTTCGAGCTTATAGGACATTAGGAGGTGTGTTATGGCAATTACAGATGAGGATAAACAAGCTCTACTAAACGGTAGTGCTACAATACCGTTCAAAATAAACATAGTACAAGATGGTAAAGTAATAAAAACACTTGACGAACATAGTATTGTAGATTTAGACCATGAAGATTTTCGTTATGTTGATACAAGTTCTCTAGTAATAGGGCAATTTGTTGCGAGAAAAGTAGTTGGTACTCTCGACCAAATATATACAGAGTTCGAGATAGAAGACACAGAGTTGGAACTTCAAATGGGTATATCTTACAATGGAACAACAAATTATTATAGTCTAGGTAATTTCTTGGTTACAAAACCAAGTACCGATGATGTTAAAGATAAGACAAGTTTTGAAGCAATGGACTACACTAAAAAGTTCAATATACCATTTACTGATACTGGTTTGACTTTTCCATGTACTGCTTTACAACTTGCACAACACACTTGTAATTTATGTGGTGTAGAACTAGCGACAACTGATTTTGCTAATTATAATTTCGAGATACTTAACAACCAATATACAGAGGGTGATACTTGTAGAAAAGTAATGCAAGATATTGGTAAACTTGCTTATTCTTGGGTAAGAATAGGTTGGGATAATAAATGTTATATAGATTTTAGTGTTCCTATTGATACAATTAATGATTATGATAAAATTATGCCAACTAATTACTATGATTTATCATACCAAAGAAAACCTTTTGGTCCTGTAAATAGAGTTGTTATAGGAATGACTAATGTTGAGGGAGAAAACGCATACGTAGAAGATTCAAAAAGTATTGAACAAAACGGTTTATGTGAGTTGCAAATAATGGATAACAATTTAACTTATACTCCAGAGTTACGGAAACTAGTTAAAGATAGTGCTAAAAAATTATTTGGATTAACATATACACCGCTAGAAATAAATACAACAGGTCATCCTTGGTTATTGGGTGATGAACTTATAGAAGTTAATACCGTTGATAATCAAAAATTATACACCATACCTTTAGATAGAACTATTTCATATAAAGGGCATATAAAAACAAAATTAGTATCAAAAGCTGACACTAAAATCGAAACCGAATACAAAAATAATGGAACACTTGAAAATGAAATGAGAAAGACAAGAATAATTGTTGATAAACAAAATCAAACAATAGAAGCTCTTGCGGAAGAAATCGTCCCTGTTTCAAATACTATAAGTGGTGTCGGTAGTTTAACATTGGAAAACGCTTATGAGGGTACACTACATAGATTAGAAATAACAGGAAATATACATTATTTAACACCTAGTAATACATTATATCCTAGCAATACTTTGTATACAATCGATACAACAACAATAGTGGTTGATGGTACAAAATATTACCCAGATTTTAGTTATCTAAATTATATAAATTCGAATGTTTGTGATAAGTATGTATATGAAGATGGAAAACAATGGGTTGAAAGAAATGTAGGTGTGGATGGTCAAGGAAATTTGTATCCATTACCTAGTACTATAATCGAGCAAGGTTCTTATGACATTGTTATAAATGTAAATGCTAGTAGTACTATTTCAATGCCATTCTTTCCAAATGCTAGTTTTAGAAGCACGTATCTATTAGATAATCAATATACAGATACGTTCGCACCAAGTGTTGATTTAGTTGCAAAAATTAATTTATCACCTGGGTTGGCACAAATAGATGCTCAGAGAATTTCACTTGCTGGTAAAAGTATAGATTTGACAAGCGATGATATTAGTATAAATTCTAGGTATTTTAAAGTTGATAAATACGGAAACATGGAATGTACGAGTGCTAAGTTAGGTGGTACTTTTAGAAATTATTATACAACTACAGGTAAATTAGCTGTTGAAATTTATAATACATTTTTAAATTTTTATGATTATGAAGGTACTGGTGCAAAAGTTGGTTC